ATGGACAGTCTCCGTCACAATCCCCAATGTCACAAGACACGTCAACCCTATCTCTTTTTAAAGAGTTATTGAAATGTGAACATGGGGCGATTCCAAAGACTTCATCATCTGATAGGAAGTCAGCGACTGCTTCTAGCTTATTGAGACTCACTAACTCCATACTTTTCTATATCCTTTCTTATTTCTTCTTTTTGAATGGCTCTTTCTACCTCTCGATTTACTTTGATTTTTTGCCAACTAACTACTTTATCGATATCTAGATAACCCAAAGCAACTAACTCTGTGATACAGATAAGAACGTCTGCCACTTCTTCGTGCAGATCGTTTTTGTATCTTTCATAAAAGCCGTATCTTTTTAATTTAGTGATTGCCTGGATTAACTCTGCGCATTCTTCCGTTGCAACGGTAAGTGTTAAACCTTCGCCATTGACATGTGCTACTTTATCTAAATCAAGGATTTTATTTTGTGGATATTTTAATAATTCTGTAACTCTTCCGATTTCTTTAAACATTTTTTTATAAACCCCCTCCTTAATCTAAATCTTCATCATGTTCATACTTCTTACTATCAAGTAACTCTTGAAGCCTTTTGCGTGCTTCTTCCTGTTCAGGAGTTAATACAATAGCGTCTGGTATTTTATTTTCTGAAGATTCTTCTTTTTCTTTCTTTCTTCTCTCTGCTATTGGTATAGGCTTATTTTTTTCAGCCTCTTTATTTCTCAAGAATCCATCTATATGTTTTTCTAGATTTCTTATATCAGTTCTATCTTTTACAGATTCATAATATTCACTGATGTACTCCAACTTGTCTTTCTTAAAGAAAATAGAAAAAATAGATTCATAAGACGGACAATACTCTACAGTACAGTCTTTTTCTCTTTTCTTTGTTCTTTGTTCTTTTATTGTCTTATTAGGGTTTAGTTCTTGGCTTAGTTCTAAACCACTTGCTAAACCACTTGCTAAACCACTTGCTAAACCACTTGCTAAACCGGTAGTATCTTCCGACTCCTCGTTTTCGCTTTTTGAAAACCCGTTACTTTGGTATTTATCCCAGTTTAATACCGTCACTTTAGTGCCCTTTTTAGATATATCTAACTTAATTTTTCCACATTCTTCTAATAAGTGAAGGTATTTGGAAACTGTCGGTTTAGACATATGACACCTTGATGCGACCTGATTCAGAGAGAGGATGCATTGTCCTCTCTTGATCAAGTCTCCGTGATGATAATAATCAACAGGATTAGTGTGTAGTAAGATGTCAATCCAAAGATGGAACATCTTGGAATCGTGATAGACTTCATCGTAGTCCATCATATAAAGTTTTATCCATCTCCTTCTTTCCATCTTTCACATCTCCTATTCTTTGACTTCTCCTGTGTCTTCATCAACAATATTGACATCTGCATCAACCCATTCATTAGGCTTGTCTAGAATGTCTCTGTTGTCTTCTCCAACATCAAAGTTTTTAATTGTTTCATCTTGTGCTACTGCTTTAACGAATTCTGTTTTTAACGGCATATATTTCAATAGCTTCTTGAGCACTGTCTTTTTAGCCATTTCATCAAAGGCACTTTGCCATGGTCCATTATTAAATGTTTTAGAATACTTCTTGGCGTGTTCTGTAACATCTTCATAACTCATGACTTGGAAGCCTTCCCCACCATTTACTAATTTAAATACTGCATAGTAGAAAATCGGTTTTCCTCTTCCTTTCTGTGCTGGTACATGTTTCAATTTAGGATTTAAACCTAATTCGTACTCGAATAAGTCACCTTCTCTGACAACTTCGGCAGTAATACTTCTTACTTCTCCTGTTCTGTATGCTAGATCAAGCGCCCCTTTGTAACCTAATTGGAACTGACATTGATTGCCGTATGGGATTAAATATGCTTGTCCTAGTGCTGTATTAGGTTCAACTCCTAACTGTGCAGCAATAAGCAATGCACCAATGAATGACTGTGGTGTACATTTTGCTAACTTAGGAGTATTAGTGACTGCCGTCATAGCGATGCGACTGAATCTTTCAGGAGTGATTACGTTAGGCAATGCCTTAGCGATTTCTCCTTCATATACCTTGATGTAGTCCTTGATTGTTTGAGGCTTATGCTTATTAGCAACTGCCTGTTTAGTGGTATTCGCAATAATACCTTTCTGATTTACTTCTGCCATTATTATCTGTTCTCCTTTTCTTCTCTATGCGTTTAAAGTAATAAGTCTTTCAATGACTTTCATGTATTCTTGTTTCTGGTCTTCTGGTAGTTCATCTCTTAATCTTCTGTATAGGGTAGTTTCCCCAATTCCTAGCGCTTTACATAAATCCCATTGAGTGAGCCCATTATCCTTCAACATATCTCTAATATCTTGATTAGGTTTTGTTCTAGTTCTCATTTTCTTTTTTTCTCCTTTACATAGAATTTTCTTTGAGTACTTTCTTTCAAATACTGTTTAAATAACTCTGGGTTTTCTTTTTTAAACTTATCTCTATCAAAAGTCATACTTTTTGAAGTCTTCCACTTGATCATGACATTTTCTAGTTCTGCAGCTTCTGCATCTTCCATCTCTGCTTTGATAGAGTTCTCATAAGAAACTTGAAGTTCCTTCAAAGCTTTAATTCTCTTTTTGATAGAAAGCAACTCTTTAACACTGTCCTCGGCTTCATGCCCTAAAACACAACTTTTTACTTGAGACTGCCATCTTGTGTTCAATGTGTTCTTTGTACTTTCTGAGCCGTCGACGTCAGGCGCATTACCTTGTTTGACCATTTCCCAGAAATCACCTTCAGCCTTGATAAGTGCTTCAATTTCTTCTTCATTTCTGTTGATTTCGTACCAAAAGAAGCCCTTGCCCATCACTAGAACGGCTATATACCATTTTTCGAAGCCTGTTACTGCCATGTAATGCATACATTGACAATAATAGCTTGGTGGAATATCACCATTCTCAAAATCGCATCTAGTTAGTGCACTAGCGGTTTTACATTCAAGCCCTGCCTTTTCACCAACAATTAAACGGTCAACATTTGCGAGCATGAACGGATGCTTCTCAGATTGAAAAGAAAACCCACTTTTTCTAATTTTCTTTCCTGTCGCTTCTGTAAATCTGTCAGCGACATACTGTTCTAAATCTCTACCAACTCTCATAGCTTCGTTGTCTTCCTCTTCATCTTGAAGAAGTCCGCATTTTTCAGCCCACAGAGTGTAAGCACTTTTATACTTATTAAGTCCTAAAACTGCACCAACATCTGAGCCACCTATACCCTTTAAACGGTCATATAGCCACTCCTCACGAGTTTTTGGCAATTTGTGCTTAATTACACCTTTCATAATCTTTCACCCCCTTAGACACATTCTAAAGCGTTAATAACGTCTTTAATAAGAGCCATGCCACTGTCCCCAGTAACATCAATGAACACTTCTTCATTACCTTCATAAAGTCTTACAGTGACCTCTTCATTGCCGTTCTTATCCTTGTGATATAGCATTTCTGCTATTTCATCACTCCACTTTCTAGTTCTAGTGAGAGTCTCAAACAGGCTCTCTAGAATATCTTTCTTATTCTCCATCTACGTAATCCCCTTCAAACAATCTGTCTAGCGCTTCTAAGATATCAGAGATTGTATTTACATCTCCTAATGGTCCAAATGCCTCAATTGCATCATCTGGACTTTCATACACCTTATTTATAATTCTATTGAATTCCTTTTTTTCTCCTTCAGCGTCAAACCCATT